AAGGATTATTTTCTGCTGAGTAATGATTAGTTACATCTTTTAAATAAATCCAGATGTTATCAAAGTGTTGGCCTATCATGTTTAAGAAAACGAGATAAGGTGCATTAGCGGGATCTTCTAACAGGTAAGACGGTGTAGAGTTTAGTAAAAGATCTTTATTTTGATCGTCGTAATAAGAGGAAGACCAGTACATACTCATTGTAGTAGCTGTAGGAGTAGTATTAATATTACCTAACCAGGTTGTAACTTGAGAAGAAGTTACTGAATATAAGGGATAGGGCTGTGTGCTGTTTTGCTTTGGCCATGCTGTCGAAGCAGAAGTAAAATATAAATAATACTCATATCCGTCGAAATTGGTTATAGTTGTATTAATTTGATTCTGTAATAATACTTTAGCGGTACTGGTATTATTTTGGGTAAGACCTGCTGAGGCAGATTCAATTAGCTGAACCTTATATACAAAGTTATATAGTCTTTCTGTTGCAGAAGAAAAATGTACGAAGTTTGAAAAGTTACTATAGTCTACATTTATTTGAATACCTTTTTCATCCATCATTGACTTCAATTGCTGAAAAGAAGAGGTAACAGAGGTTAAAAGTAGTGCTTCGTAAGAGTAGTAAGGAGTTGTTTGTCCTACTTTATCATTAATAGTTACTTTAAAGTTAGGTCCTTTAATAGCTCTACTATCAATTATTGCTTCAGGTGCAACGTTAATAGTTACGTTAAATTCAGCGGGATCAGCTACTTGAGTTACGACCCAAAAAGTTGACTTAATATCAAACTCTATAGGTAACGGTTCATATAATTTAAAAATTATATACGCGTTTCCATCTTCTTCTACATAAACAGCGTTGACTCCGATCACTTGTACATCCGCGCCAAAGTTTAAGTAAAAAGTAGGGTAATAAGCGTCAGCAGATAGTATCCCGTTAAAAGTTAAAAAAGCATTAGATAGGGTAGTATTGGATAGGTCTTGTCTAGCTGCTTTAATCTCAGTTCTAGAGGTAGATATCTCTTTAATCCAGAAGTTTTGACTAGTGGCTGGTGCTGAGTCTAGGTGCCTTGTAAAGAAGTTATATTTAACATTTACTACACCTCTATCATATCCTAGCCTTCTAGCATCCATTTCTGGATTTAAGTATAGTTGAGTTGTTGTTCCAGTTATAGGATCTACAACACTGTCGTCAAGTTCATACTGAGTTGCATAGTAGTTAGCGCTTAATACCGTATTACTTAGATCCTTAATGAAATACTCAATATAGTCGTTCGGAGCTCCATAATTAGCTACAATTGTATTTGTATTAATTAAGGCTACATCCGTCGGAGCGTATGTTTGATATTGATCATCGGATCCTATGTATCTTACATCTACTAATTCCATTAAACTAAATTATTTATATTCAAAAAGTTTGTATTCGCTTCTAAAAGCTGCTGTCTTAGAGAGTTTATCTCATCAATATAAGCTTGTTCTGTATCTGTTACTACCCCTCCACCTAAATATTCTAAACTTCTTTTTACTAAATACTCGTGAGAGTTTAACTCCCCGGTAGCAGGTATTTGAAAAAATAAATCGTTATAAGCGTCAAAAAATAACTCTACAGTAGTTTGAGTGCTTGGAGCTATAGAAGCGGTAATAGGAGTATATAGCTCACTAAAGGAAGTATCAATTACCTTAGTGTAAGTGGTACGTCCATAAACTTCTTTTACTAGCTTAACTTCTTGTGACATTATGCTACGATTTTAAATACCAAATTCTGACCTGTATAGGTTACCTCCTCAGCTGGCAATAGCTGTAGGTCTGCAGCACTATAAACCGATAAGGCGTCGTATAGGGTCTGTTCGTTGTTATAAATTGATAAGGGTCCGAAAGTTGTAGAGTATATGTTAGTTTTGATTAAGAGTCTATAGTATCTATTAATTTCTAATCCGCTAGTATATAGAGTAAAGTAGTTACCTATACTATCGGCGCTTAATTTTGTAAAGCTTTCATCAAAGTCTACTACCATTTCTCCTGTCTTTACATCTTGTAGGGCCCAGTAAGTATTTTGAGATAAGTATAGGTTAGTTAGATATACAGAAGAGGTTGTAAATTGTCTTGGAGGATAGGTATATCTAGTACCTATTCTCATTTTATAAACCTCGTTCTGAGTAAACTGACCTGGATTGTTTGCAAGTACTACTGTAATTTGATCGCTTAAAGCGAAGTTACCTCCTTGAGGAAAGTAGTAAGAATCATCCCATTTAAATTCAATAGTAGGAGGGTAGATTGTATGAGTGTCTACAGAGAAGAATTTAAGATCTATAAATGCATTGGGATCTTCTTCTACTGCTTGAGGATGCTTTACTATTACTCCGTAGTTAGGAATTGAACCAGAAAGCCACTCAGTCATTATATCAGTTATATCTGTATTTATGTCTTTATTAGACATATAATCAAAGCTCTGAGTTGATTCTATATAATCATACCATGACCCGCCGCTTCCTACATAGTAAGGTTGTCCGACTGTAGGGACATACTCCCAATTATAGCTAGCTGACTCCCAGCTCGGTAAGTCGATATTATTCCAATAAAAAGTATCTTCTGACCAAGCAGGAGAACTTCCTGATTGACAGGTATACATCCAAGATACTCCGTTTACAGATTGAGGTACTTGTGCAAATTGTCCTGTTCCCATACACCAAGATTGAGATACTGGAAATACGTCTAATGAATAGGTAGTGTTTAAATTCTGTGCAGAAGCTAAAAATAATTTTAAACTTGCTGCGTAAGATCCGCTTTTTGCTTGAGAGGCATAAACTTTTAGCTTATTAATATCTTGGTCAGAAAACTGTAGTACAGATCTTCTGATATCTGTGTTAGGAAAATAAGCATCTGAAGTACTATAGTTACCGTTAGCGGCTAAATCGTAGGTATAGTACGGATTCTCTGTTATAGGGTTTCTATATAAAAATCTAGTACCGTCTTGAGAATTTTTAACGGATACTTCTAATATAGGATCTCTACCGGTATTTTTTAACGGGTATCTCGAATAAATTGTTGCATCTGCTGATGCGAATATGTTGTATACTGCCATTTTATTACATTGTTACTACGCGTCCTTGAATATCTGTGTCCGGGTATTTAACTTCAAAGATACTTGGATCTAAAGAAGGATATATTGTACCGTTTAGAGTTGCTGCTGATATATCATAACTGTATTGAGAATATCCTGATGAAGTTCCTGCTATGTTATTTACAGTCACTCTTTGAACTGTTTGAACACCTGCTATTTGATCGAGTAAGGTGTAAATTTCAGAAAGAATAATCGGTTGGTTTATTTGCCAGTTTTCTCTATTAAAATAAGTCTGTAGTATAGCTAAACACCCGGCAATTACTTCTCTTGAAGTAAAGTTAGGTCTTATAACAATATCAAAATTAACTTTAATATTAATTATATAAGCTGGCTTTAAGATAATAGTATCTGTCAGCATTCTATAATCTCCTAAGTAAGTTTGAATATTACGATACAGAGCAGGGCTTGGGTCTGTAAAGGTTCCGTCTGTATTATAGCTTAATACATAAATTGAAGTTGCAAGAGGATCTCTTTCTCCTGGCTCATTCCTTAGGTATTGAGAAAATAAAGCAGTGTCTTTTGTTACATATGCTTTTGCTACTTGTCCAAATTTAGGTGGCATACCTAATACAGTTCCTAGGTAATCTTGCTGCGTTACAGCTCTCATCTGGGAAGGAAACTTTGCAAGTGTATTTAATCTAATACCGTCTGCAGTATCGCCATCTCCCCCTCCTACCGCCTGTACTGCATTATTAGTAGCTAAAGTAGCTTTAATAGAAGCTTCGGTAGTTGGATTTGTCGGGTTAGGGAAGGTAATGTTTGAAGAAACTACCTGAGTTAATTCATTAGTGTTAACGTTTGAGCTGGCTCCGCCTCCTGCTAAGTAAGATACCGTAAGAGTGGTACTAGAAGGAGCTAAGCCGTAAGATTGATTTACTACAAAATTTGTAGGATCATAAGCTGTATTTAGCAAGTCGATGCCGTTTACTGTTCCTATACCTACGTTAAATGGATTTGGAATTGAACCAGAGGCAGATTGAATACCTGCACCAAATTCTAGCTCTAATATATCGTTTGTAGTAAATCTTGAAACGAATCTTCTAGGTACTGGAAGTCTTTCTATTATGTAGGGTACTTGGTTCGCTTCTGAATATAGTTGAGGATAATTAGCTTGAGTATTAGTAACGGGATTTAATATAAATTCTTGAGCTAAATAAGGAACTTCATACCATCTAAAACCTGTAACTTGATCGTATACATTAAGTATTTCGATAATGTTAGTATCTTGTATAGTTCTGATAGAAAATCTTTCTGCTGCTCCAAAAGATAGATTTACTGTTTTAACTTGTCCGGATAGTGCTTGTGTTTGCTTTTTTAATAGATACGTATTAGGATTTCCGTTGCCGTCTGTTGTATATACAGAAATTTCTGTTGTATCAATAGAGGAAGATAAATTAAAGTTTACTCTATTTGGACAGTAAAAATAATTAGAGCCGTTAATATTTGATCTAACTTGCATACCCTCTTCAATAATCATTGCATAGTTAAAATTTGGAGCGTAGCTAGAGCCTGAAGATGGTATTTGTTGATATACGTCCAGTGTTGTAATAGCTGCAGAAGTTACTTTGGGTCTATAGCCCATCATATAAGCTAACGTATATAGATTATTAGTCTGCTTTGCATACTCTAGAAAGTTTTCTTGAACTTGATTATCTAGGTAAAAAGATAGGACATCTCCTACATAGGAAGCCATCTCAATAAACATCGTACCGGGAGAGGATGTGGAGAAGTCGTTGTAGGACTGAGGATAATAAGCTTTAGCGTATTCAATTAACGCAGTTCTAAACGTATTAAAGTCCTTATTTAAATATGTTATATTCTTATTAGCCATTTAAACTTATTGTTATATTATCAGATTCACCTGTATTACTAATTGTGTACGAAAACTGAATTGTTAGTAAGTTTTGATCAGGTTTTCCTCCAAAGGTTAGTTCTGTAATAACTACGTTCGGGAAGTACTGATTCACTCCTGTTCTTATTTGAGTATCTAAGCTATCAATAGTATCTTCTGTTATTTGCTCAAATACCTTACCCCTTATGTTTGCTCCAAAGCTTGGATTAAAAATTCTTTCGCGCTTATCAGTAAGTAAGAAATTAATAATATTATACTTTAGCTGCTGCTTTGTTGTATATACTGTTTGAAATACTGCAGGCGTATTAAACGGTAAAGCAACTCCAACCCCCGTAGAGGTTCTCAAATCGAGTACGTTTATCTGTTTTAAATTATACGCCATTTATATTATTCGTTTATACCCATTTTTGCCATCATGTGAGTGAAGTCAGGAACTGCATTAATTTGAATTGCTTCTAAATTAGATCTTCCCTTTGCAGATGCAAACATCTCTCCTACTGATTCTACAATAGGAACGTCTCTTTCTACTCCCTCTCCATTCAAATCTCCAAATTCATCCATAGTCATAGATTGAGCCGTCTCAGCAAGTAGGCTATTTAACGGATTGCCTGGGGATAATACAGGAGCGATTGGTTTAGGTATAGATCTGTTCATAGTAGCAGGAACAGTTGGTTTTGCTATAGGTCTTGTTGATTCTACAATAGTTTGCTGCCCCTTATTAGCCATGATAGCTTCTTTAAGGATTCCAGCTAATTCTTCTTGGAATACAGCTTTAACCTCTTCGCGGATTAACTTTCTAAATGCGTCTAAATTTGCCATATGTTATAAATATTTTGTTTACTTGTTTTTACGTTCTTTTGCTCTATCAATAAAATTAGTAACAGGATTTTTTGATTTTTCTTTAGTTACCTGGTTTTGTGCGTTTGTTGAATATTCAGCGGTCGTTGATCGTGACTTTTGTTTAAATTGTTCGCCGCCTGGTAAGCTACTTAAGAAACCGCTAATATTCATGTCCTGCGCAACAGAAGCGCTCTCTTGAGCAGATGTATTTATATTTAAATCGTTTTCTGCTATATCGTTACTATTTAAGAAATTAATAGATTGTGCAACTGTATCTAGAGCTGCAGCGTCTAGTATACCTTGTCCCGTAGATACTAATCCGAGAGCTAATAACCTTTGCTGTACCTCCGCTATGATTACTGCTGAATTTGTTGCGAAAGTTAAGTCTGATTGAGTTACTAGCTGTCCGTCTGGTGCTAAAGCAATACCCCTTCTACGCTTATTTGCGATTTCTTTATCAGTTACTTCCTCGTCTACTATTCTAATATCGTATATTCCAAACATTGCAGTATTCGGATCTGTTTTAGAATCATAGTTATTTAAGTATTCTAATAGTTGATCTCTTAAATCTACTAAAGCTCCTCTAGTTTCTTGTAACTCTGCAAGAACATCAGAATCTTTTACTGCTTCACATACTTCTAAATTAGTAAGTACTCTATCTAATCTAATTAAAAGTTCGTTAGCATTTGTTACAAGGTATCGTATAAAAAGTAACAATACGCTTAATAGAGCGTTTACAGCTTTTAAAATTCTATCTACACCTTGAGTCTCGTCTTTAGCTGCATTCTTAGCACTCTCAAGTCTACTAATTGTACCCGTAGTTTGAGATATAGCAGGGATTGGGGCAAAGGAAATGAACTGTATAACGAACTTAAATACCTTATTGAATATTAACGCAATTTTAATTATAAACTGGCCGAGGCTTAATATACCTTGTATTTGTTTTCCGATTTTAATAAAACCTCTAATAGAGTTGTTTATCTCTTTTAGGGTAGGTATAATTTGAGTAGGATTTAAAAAGTCGCTTAGCTTTTGTATTTCTTCTCTAACATTTACACCTAACGCATTAGCGGCTAAACTTAGCGCAGATTTAAAATCTAAATTCTCGACAGTAACACATATCGAACGTACCTGGTTTATTTTAGTAATTAACTTTTGAAGGTCTTCATTCGGTATGTTTCTATAATCACTATACTTGTTAATTATACCTGTAAAATCGTTTAGAAAATTTAAGCATCCTCCTAATCCTGGTACGGTAGATAAAATCGTCTGTTCTTCTGCGCTAAAAATAGAATTAGGACCAGAGAAGGTATCGGTTAAATCTTTAATTGACCGCATTAAAAAATATATGTTATATTTCTGTACTGCTGTACCTCCTTGGATAGGTGCTCCTGTTTTATCAACTGCTTCTTGAGGAGGTAGTGCATTTGGGCCGACGCCTACGTAAGAGCCAATAAATTCATTAGGATAAGCTAAATACTTATCAATAAACTTGCGTATCTCTCCGCATTGATCTTGTATATAGTAGAGATAACTAGCTGGCGGTTGCCAGGGTCCGTTAGGCGGGTTACGCGGTTTCTTCTTTAAATTAATCATATCAGTTAAAGAAGCGATTATATTACATAAGTCTAATTCTGCAAGTAAATCTAATGCGTTAAATAATCCAGCGGTAAGTAAATTCTCTCCCTGTCCCGGAGGTTTAGGGTCGGGGGTTTTTTGTGTGAAATTATAACCTACTTTAGAATCGGTAATTCTTTCAGAAGCTTTACCGACTGAAGGCTGTTGATTATTAACACCCCAAAGTATCTTATTAATACCTACCTGCAACTTACCTACAAGCTTTGCAGTATTTTTTACTAACGTAATTAAGGGGCGCGCTATATTACTTGTTCCTGCCATTATCTACTAAATGTTGTTTTAGATACACACTTGGTACTTATTTTACTACTAACGGTCTTAGCAGTGTTTTCTAATACTGTGGCAGTCTGAACGATTAGGGGAAATGAAGATGCTAAATCTTCTGAATCTAATTCTTTTAAAGCTGTTGCTAAATTTGCTATAGCTTGAAATATAAATCCTAACTGTATAGCAGTTGAAGTACCTAGCATTATAGGTTCTCCTATTCTTTCTGCACGGTAGCCTAATTCGATTTTACGAGAAGTTATAATAGTTCTCTCGTTAGCGTCTACAGTAAAGGTATTAGGAGAAGAAATAGCTACTCCTTTTTTACCGAACAGAAATATAAAGTCATCGTAAGAGTGTATAATTACTCTTCCGGAAGTTACAATAGCCTGATTGCCTACATATGGAAATTGAGGAGTATACATTTTTATAAGATATTTTTACTAATACGTTCATCCTGTGCTGCTGCTGATATAGTATCTGTACTTGTTAGTTGTTGTTGAATCGGAATACTGTTTGTTCTAAGACTAATACCCTGTGCTGGTACACTCAAGCTTGTTAGACTAAAATTTGCCAAGTCGTCGATTTTTATCTGCTGTCCTGCTGTCAAATAGATAGAAGAAGGGTCTCTATTTATATTTTCTACTGTAGGAAACCAGGGTATATCGTTTTCCTGTCTTCCTTGTCCGTTTCTAATGATAGTAATAGGACTTCCAGCAGAACCGGTTACAGACCAGTAATTTTCATTTCTCGTTATTTCAGATGTAGATCCGAATCTAATCGAATTACCCCATCTTCCCTCTATAGTTACATCTCCTGTGAATTGTCTTAGAGATTTAATATTACTCTGTTCAGGAAAATTTGGACCGAGAGGAAAGACTAAGGATCCTGTTGCAGATGTATTTATTGCTTGATTAGTTTGATTACTATCTTCATAACTTCGTTCTATAGTACTAATATATTCTCCGTAGTCTCCTAAATCAGGAAATGCATTATGATGGCTAGCGTTCCATAAGTTATAAGGAGCAGTGTAAAAGTAATCTCTTTGACCTCTACTTTCATTCATACCTAAACCTGGTCCTGGAACTATCCATACAAGTTCGCTTTCTAGAGGAATATGTTTAAGAGCAGAATCAATAGGTCTTGCAGTGACATTACTACCGCCTTCTAAGGTACTACTCTGATTGCTGTTAAGTATTTGAAAAGTAATAACTCCGAGGTCAGTCGGGTTTTTGTAGTATTTATCTGGTATACTTGTTCCTAAAAGATTAGGTCCTTGCACTACGTGTGTAACTCTAGCTATAAATTGTCCACTAGTAGGCCCTTTTAAAGGAGTTTGAGTTTGAGATTGCTGGAACTCTGCTGGGGATATATTGAAAGGCGCCATACTATTTACTTGAAGGTAATTCTCTTATTGGTAATTCTTCTACTGTAGTCTTCTGAATATCACTAAACAGTAATTCGAGATCCTTATCACTTAAGCCTCCTTGGCTAGCATCAGTACCGGCTTGGCCGCCTTTCTGTAATATAGAGGCAAGCTTTACGAGAGCGTCGTCATTCTTAACATCTATCTCTAGGTATTCTTTAATTAAAGGAACCACTATAACAGCGTTTCCAACCTCTTCTCCAACCATTTCAGTTAATTGGCTGATTAGAGTCTTAATCTGAGATTGCTTGTTTTTATGGTTCTTAATTACATCTTGTACTAGATCAGAGTATTTCTTTCCGTCGTATAATTCAAAATCGAGATTCATAATACTATTTTAAATAAATAGCTAGCTTGAATAAATGTCAATTTCAGTACCTTCTTCGAGGTATTGATTATGCATTTCTCTGTAAATTTCTTTTAAGACCTTTATTACCTTAGTAATCAGGAGTAGG